TTGATATCTTGTTTCACCTTCCTTAATCATCTCACCAATCCAAAGTGTTTCTGGATCATTACAAGATACAAAATTAGAAACAAAGAAGTCTACAACCTCTTGGTCTGTTTTTTGTCTGGAAACTTTTTCGAACCACATTCGGTCTTTACGTTTGTAGAAAGATTGAAGTGTTGCGCGACTCTTTCCACAATATTTAAAATAATCATAACTGTCCTTGGTGAAATGATTCTTCAAGGACAGATAAGTTTTATAGGCATCATAAGGCATCATTTATCAAAGGGGTAGTTTCGCTCTAGAACTCCTCTTTAGAAAGTTAAGTTCCATTGCTTCATACTTAAGTTTTTCTTTCAATGGTTTGGAAATCAATTTAGGAACTGATTCCAAATCAATATTATTCTTCTCGCAAAAATGAATAATCGCATCGATATAATTCATTTCCACATTAACTTGAACAAGAGTTTCAATTTCTTGAGCAAATCTTGATGGACAGAAAAATTTACTTTCTAGAACTTTTTCTAATTCATTCTCCATCTTGCCTAGTACTGTGAGATACAAATTCTTTAATATAACGAACTAATAGTTTAATATAATCCGATTTGTTTCTTTTGTCAAATACTTTGACTTCTCCACCAGGAGTGACCATCAAAGTAATCAATTTGACTGGGGGAATATCGGTAAGTTCATAATAAGCAGCAGCATAGAACATTTCTTGAACAAAATAGTTTTCAATCCATTCCTCTGGTTTAATCTTATCAGAGGTTTTAAAGTCGATAACTGCTAACTCTCCTTCATATTCAGCAATACAATCTACTCTTCCAGCGAGCCCAAGATACTCGGAGTAAAGTGTTCTTTCAATCGCATGAATATTATTTATCTTATCAAGATAAGGTTTCGCATGATGAAACATGAACTTTGTTAGGGGTTGATAATCATCCCAGTTCAATTCTTTGTTCTCAAGATAGTCTTGACAGACTTGGTGAAAATCAGTTCCTCTTGCTGTTGCCTTTCTTGTAATTGCATTTGCTTTTTCTACACCAACTCTTTTTCTCCACTCAACAAAGACCTGACGATTATAAAAAGAAGTCACTGATGTAATAGATGGCACCCATGCTCCACTTGGTAGATTATAAAGACGGATGCCGTTTTGTTCTTTCTTTTCTAATTCAAGATCACCTAGGTAATTATGATGAATAAATGTCATAGATTCAATTCCGTTTTCGCAATAATATACTCTTTAACTAATCCTGAACGAACAATATCTTCAATTCCAAATTCAATAACATCAAAAGAAGGCATTACTCGTAGAATCTTCATGAAGTCAATAATACCATTCTTTTCATTGGTCTTGATTAAATCACTTTGAGTGGCATCGCCACAGAACATGATCTTACTATTTTCACCAACACGAGTAATGATTGAATCAAGTTCGTGGAAATTAAGATTCTGGAATTCGTCAACAATGATAATACAATTATCTAAAGTAGTTCCACGAATAAAAGAAGTGCTCCAAAAACTAATTGTACCTTGTAGTTTCAAATTGCCATAGAGCATTTCAAAAGATGCGTCATCTGGCATTTGGAACATGTACTTTACCATATTCTTATACGGAATCTGATAAAGGGAGGATTTATCCTCATGATCACCCGGAAGAAAACCAATCTCCCTAGTTGCCACAAGGGAACGTACAATATAAATTTTTTCGTAAGGAGATCTTTCATCTAAAACATCTTGAAGTGCGTTGTAGAGTGTGATAAAGGTTTTTCCTGTACCAGCAGCTCCATAAGCAACAATATTTTTACTATCTTCGTATGCTTTATAGAGTAGTTTTTGATTATCAGTGAGAGGATCAATATCTCTCATTAAATCAGCACTAATTGGTTTCTTACGCTTCATTTGCTTAGCAGTAAGTCCAACACCAATTGGTTGATCATCCTTTCTTCTTCTTGCCATTAAAATTTCTCTAAATGATTTGCAATTTTCAAAATATGTTCGGTAAATAAGGATACATTCATATCACTTTTCATATAATTACACTTAGTACAGCAAGGAACACAATTTTCTTTTTCATATCCCTTATTACTATCTATTCGATCAATTCCATTATAAGGAACAGGAACACCTACATATTTTTCTTTTCCCCTATTTGGTTGTTTAATTGGAGCAGGATCTCCACAATAATGACAATCTTTTTTTACTATTTCAACATATTCCTCTTTAGTTAAAGAAAAATTTATATTTCTAGTTTTAGCACTAGATTGATATTGTTCATAAATGTATCGGTAAACACTTTCAGGTTTTCTTCTTGATTGTGCATTAATACCATTAACAAATTTTTTAGTACATCCACAACTTTTTGCTTTAGCAGTTTCTCTTTTATCATACAAATTCCCTAAAGGAATTAATTTAGTTTTTCCGCAAATACATTTGCATAAAACAGATCTCTTTTTTCTTCCAGAGGGTTCAATTTTAAATTCAATGGTATCATCTAAAACTATTAAATCATAAAATTTTTGTCCCTTAAAGACTGTAAGATTTCTTTTTTTCATAAACCAGGATGGAATAATATAATTATTTATAATAAACCTGGTTTAAACTGGTTTAACTCTTGACCCGGGGACCTTCGAAGCTTTATGTAAGATTTGGTTCCATCCTGGATGAGACTTCTTTAGTCTATCATAGATTTCTCCAACTTCTCCAGAACTAGGACATGTTGAAGGATCACTCCAATCTCTATCCCATTCTGGGTTATCCTTTTTCCACTGGTCCCAATCATGAACACTCATTGTAACTTCTTTTTGTTCACCAGTCTCTTTATTGATCACAGGATATGTTGCCAAATTGATTCCTCCATTTTATATGGGAATATTTATTCAATGGTAATAGATGGAGCATCATTACACTCGGAACAACCTTCACGAGTCCAACCAAGTGCTTCAGATACAGCAGGGAACTGACATGTAAAAATACAACGAATCAGTTCAGCAATCTCCATATGTTCCTTCTGTGTTCCGTGTGCCGAACGAAGATCAATGTAATGGATCCATGACCTTACAGAACCGGTCATATAGAGTCTTGTGGGCGTTGCTAAGGGCAGTACGAACCGAGCACATTCCTTTGCCACACCCTTCTCCAGAAGACGGTTGTAGAGGCGCAGAGAGTGCTCAAAATGAACGCGAATGTCTTCCAGCAAAGTGAGTTTTAGATAGTCTGGAAGGTCATTAATCGAGTTCTGACGATTCTTATCATCCTGACGACGTAGTTCAGGAAGAGGAATAGTATTGTTTAAAAGATTTGTATCGGCATATCGTTGCGAAAATTCTTGATATGTAAAGCTCCTATGACGAAGTATCTGTGCTGCGATACCTCTTGTAGTATTAATCTCAACAGTCATTGAAGCTTGTTCGAAGATACTCCAATGCTGATGCTGAATACAATACTTAAGTAGTCCAGCAAACTTGTCATTCTCTTGGTTTGCTGGATTCGAAACACGAGCACAGTATGCCATATGTTTCTCTGCATCTGGTGTGACAGATACAAGTTTTACTTCTGGTTTCATGAATTCGAATTCTTCGAAGATCTTATTCACAGTCCGTCTCCATCATCATCGTTTGTAAGTTTATATTTTTGATTTACTCTAATCAAATCTGCTAGTTCATCACTCTCATCATCATAAAAAACCTCATCATAATCATCAATATAAGGAGATATCTCTTCATACTGAAGATCTTGTTTATAGGAATCTACATCAGAATAGACTTCCGACTTAAGACATTCGACAAGAGATTCAAGGTTTCGGATGATTAACTTAAGCTTTTCTTTATCCATCTTGATTAAACCTCACAAAGGTAATTATACACAAAAAAAAGAGGGGAGTCAAGTCCCCTCTTAGATCAAGCAACCTGCGGTTGCTTTGCCATATTCAGTTGTGCGTTATGAAGAAGTTGTTCCTTCTTTGCTTTTTTCTTAAGATAACGAACGAAGTAAGTATTCATTTCGCACCTCCCCTGGACTTCTCCATATGAAGTTTGTTTCCATTTTCATCAACGTAAAACATAGATCCACGGTAGATTTCTACGTGTGGTTCAATCTTGAACGTTTGATTAGGGCGATCTGTAGTGTCATATTCAACACCACGATATACGACTTTTGACATTAGGGTTCTCCTTAATTGAAGTTAAAGAGCGTTCCTTCAGTCGGCGT